AAGCACTGCAGGTACTCTTTTAGGTGTGGATATTATATTACCAGGTTCTGGATACTCTTCTCCTCCTTTGATATCTTTTACAGATTCATGTGGAAAGGGTGGAGGTGCTTCTGGAAGAGCAGTTATTTCTAATGGAGAAGTGGTTAACGTTATAATGAATGATACTGGATCAGATTATATTACATCTCCTGATGGAAGTCAGGGAGGAGATGGGACAACTTGGGCAGAGGCTGATGAAACTACAGTTAAAAGAGCTGATGGAACATATGATACTCCTTATCAACCAGGCACAGTCATAACAGTATGTCCTGGAGATAAGGTTACAGAACCTGGAGGTAATGAAGTTATTATAACTGGAGAAAATTGTGAGGAAATCACTGCTAAATCTCCAACAGATCTTCCTCCACCTACTGGAGATTATCCTGTTATACTTACTATAGATAGCGTTAATGTTGTTGATGGTGGATTTGGTTATGATTGTTCGAAAGATAAAGTGGTGATAGAACCTGATAATGGTGCAAAGTTATCTATCTGTGGATGCACTTCTTTAGGAGTTATTAATAAAATATGTGTCGACAATGGTGGAAGTGGATTTACAGATGATCCTAAAATTTATATTCAAAGTGATAGTGGATATAATGCTAAGTTAGTTCCAACATTTAATATAACTAAAGTGGAGGAAGAAGCACCTTCAGTTGATGTTATTCAAGTTGTAGATTGTGTAGGTAAATTCTAATGGCAGACCCTATTAATTATCATCCCTATAGATTGGGGAATGAACATGGAGAAATGAGATTTGGACATCTTATAAAGAAGGAGAAGTATGGAGTTTTAATTAGAACAGGTGATGATAAGGCACATTATATTGATTTAAAATCAACTGGTGATGTAAAGCAAGGTATAAAAAATAGTACTAACTGTTTTTCTCCTGGTAGTTTTACTATCAAGTGTGGTGAAGATATAGAAGGGACTGAAGGAGCAAATCCTAGAGCATTTAGCGTAAATGCTAAACATGGAGATGTTAAAATTTCAGCACCTTTAGGAAATATTACATT